GGCAACTGCTTCGTCTGGGTTAACGTCTTTACGTGGAGTCTTACCAAACAATTTTTCAACTGCTTCTTGTACCTTAGGCATACGTGTTTGTCCACCAACTAGAATAACTTCGTCGATGTCTGCGGCTATAACCTTAGCATCTGCCATAGCAACTTTACATGGCTCGATTGAACGAGCAATTAGGCCTTCAACCATTGACTCAAACTTAGCACGGCTGATAGTTACGTTCATGTGTTTTGGACCACTTGCATCTGCTGTAATATATGGCAAGTTAACACTAGTGCTTGCTGAACTTGAAAGTTCAATCTTAGCCTTTTCTGCGGCTTCTTTCAAACGTTGTAATGCTAGTACGTCATTCTTAAGATCAACGCCATTGTCTTTCTTAAACTCGTCTACTAGATAATCCATAATAGCTTGGTCAAAGTCTTCACCGCCTAGGAATGTATCACCGTTTGTTGACAACACTTCAATTTGTTTGTCGCCATCGATGTTAGCAATTTCAATAATTGAAATATCGAATGTACCACCACCCAAGTCATATACAGCAATCTTGCGATCTTTCTTAGATTCTTTATCAACACCATATGCTAGTGCGGCCGCTGTTGGCTCGTTGATGATACGTAGAACTTCTAGACCAGCAATACGTCCTGCATCTTTAGTTGCTTGACGTTGACTATCGTTAAAGTAAGCTGGTACAGTAATAACTGCTTGTGTTACCTCTGTACCTAAATAGTCTTCAGCAGTCTTTTTCATTTTGCGAAGCACTTCAGCACTCACTTGTTGTGGTGCTAGTTTTTCGCCATTAGCTTCGATCCATGCATCTCCATTATCAGCTTTGATAATAGTGTATGGCATCAAGTCGATGTCTTTTTGTACTGCTTGTTCGTCAAACTTACGTCCAATAAGACGCTTGCTTGCGTAAATTGTATTCTTTGGGTTTGTGACTGCTTGTCGTTTTGCTGTTGCACCTACTAGGATCTCGTCCTTTGTGTATGCAATGATTGATGGTGTTGTACGTGCGCCTTCGCTATTTTCAATAACTTTTGCTACTCCATTTTCTAGGATAGCTACGCAACTGTTTGTTGTACCTAAATCGATACCGATGATTTTACTCATAATATTCTCCTTTAATTAAGCGAGTAATGTTGGGCACCTTGCCCGTTGTACTAAACCCTTGCGGCGTTCTAGCACATAATTATTTATCTCTGATATTTCTAATCTGCGTATTTTTGAGCAATAAATTCTGCTTCAGGAATTCTAGTGTGCGTATTTTTACTACCCAACACAACTACAATTCTACGTCCAATATCTGTATCTAGCATCATAACTATGCAACCACCCGAGGCATTAATATAACCCGTCTTGCTTACTATAAATTTATGCCTTTTGCCTATGATGGGGTTTGTATTGTGAAATATAAACCATTTGTTGCGAATTTTAATTTTAATTTCGCTAGTTTCAGCCGCATGATTAATTTCAGGATATGTGCTAGCGGCCTGCACCAATTTTATTAATTCCCTAGCTGTGCTAACATTCATAATGCTAAGTCCAGTGGGTTCTACAAGACTAGTATTAGGCATTTCTAATTCACGAGCTTTGGCGTTTAATGCTCGAACACAATAGGAGTTTCCTCCGGGATAGTGTTCGCACAATTCTTTTGCGGCTGTGTTATCAGATTTAACCAATGCCATGTCTATTAATTGTTGCCTAGTGAACTTGCCAATTGTTTCACTGAGATCCTGGTGAGCGTCTAGCACAATCATAACAGTCATCAGCTTACTGATACTGGCAATACTGCGTTGCTGATCTATATTTTCACTTTGGATAATTTTGCCAGTTTCATCTGCCACTAGCCAGCTTTTGGCAGTGACCTTGGGCCATTCGAAAGAGTAACTATTGAAACTGACTAATAATCCTAGAGCGATTATAAGTTTTCGATAGTTGACCATTTTTTAAGTTTTTCTCTTTTGGCTACTGCGGCTTGCTCAATGTTAGTCCAGCTGACTACGTCCAACTCTTGTAGGATTTCAATCATAGCATACAAGTCGCCTAGCTCTTCTTCTAGGTGCTCACGATTGGTTTTTGGCTTGCCTGGTTTGTAATTGTCAATACCGAAACGGTGACACTTACTGATTGCTTGAATTACTTCTGCACACTCTTCTGAAAGAATGTTCATTACTTCACGTTCTTGACTGTTCATATTACCTCTGGTTTGCGAATGGAGCAATATACTTGCCTTCTGCCGTTGTACTAGTTCTTAGTGTGTTGTAAACATTTTGAATGCCTACTGCTTGGTTCCATGCATCTTCTAATGCGTGGTGAGCAGTTACGGGAGGTCTTTGCGGATTGATTCCAAGATCGAATGCTGTGCGTACATCTCGGACTTCCCAGAACTTCCAAGGAATGGCTCTGTTAATTTTCCGAAAAACATGCTCACAGATAATAATATCAAAACAACTACCATTTGCCCAGACACGTTTGGCTCCCCAACAAAATTTATACAATTGAGCAAATGCATCTTCAATGTCTATACGACCTTCAGGATCAAATGCCGCTTCCTGTGCTTCCTTATTTTGATTAGCCCACCATGCAATAGTATCATCGTTAGTAGTTAGACCAATTCTATCACAACTGTCTAAATCTACTTTAACATAGAAACTATCCATTTGGGGTTCTTGTAATTCTTTGCCGAAAGGATCAAACTTTACTGCACCAATTGTTAGTATACTAGCATCTGGTGTAGTATTGAGTGTTTCCAAATCGATCATTACATCTGTATTAGCCATTAAGTTCTTTCTTTTAATTTGAACTTACATTATAGCATAAAGTTATAATGATGTCAATAGAGTTTTGGTGGTAATTGTTGATCACGTAGCTTTTTGCGCCAACGGCTTTTGGCGGCGCCTTTTTTACGCTTACGCTCTGTAGTAGGTTTTTCAAAAAACTCTTTGGCTCTTAGTGTGTCCAAAAGTCCAGAATCATCAATCTTGCGCTTAAAACGTCTAAGGGCTTGGTTGATATTTTCACCGTCTTTAACGGTAACACCAGTTCCTTTACTCTTCTTGTACATCGTCATCGTCCTGTTGAGATTCTGCTTCTAGTTTTTCGATTATCCAATTCAAATCATAGATACGATTTTTACTTATCAATCTATAAGGTGTAGTTTCATCGCTAGTTATATAGTAGGCGTTTGGTTGCGCTAGAATAAATGTGACAAACTTTTGGGTTAATGGATCACAGTTATCTATATCAATAATAACACAATCAGCTTGTATTGCTATACTCAGCAACCAGCTAATATCCATGTCATCATTGTCGTAGATAAACACGTTTAAATCATCCAAACTTTTACTTAAAATAGTTTGGAATTGTTCTTTGATAAAATTACTTGGCTTGATCAATAGATAAGCAAGGTTCATATTGAACAATTTATCAGGTGGGGTTATTAGAGTTATTTTTCCTAAGTTCATGTATACGTTCTTCGAAATATTCTATTTTGTCTGAGGGATAATCGTTAAAATGAGGACCATTTAATTTTACTTGTTCGACAAAATTATACAGTTCAGTATCTGATTTGTCTACTGTAAAGTCTTCAAATTTCCCCTTACTGTATGCGATGTTGAGTTCATCGACTGGTCTGTGTACAACACGTTCTTTGAGTCTAGCCCAAAGTGTGTCACTGCTTTGTTCTGCATTTTGCACATAACCAGTTATTCCCTGTTCTTCACTTGGATCTGCCCCGTAGGGTCCTTGATCATATAAGTCTTTTTTTTTGAACCGTCTTCTTCTGAATATAAAGGAGTTTCAACTCCTTCACCATCTATATATGTCTCGCCTTTGGCTAGACGATCTTTCATGGCGCTTTCTTCTGCGGCTTTTTCAGCTTCAGCAATCATAGCATTCCATTGATCAATAGGCATTGGTATTTCTGGTTCTACTATTGGTTGTGTACTATCGGCAGTAACTGGCGGATGATCTTCCTCATGCACTTCTTCGCCGAAAGAATAATCAATCTTAGGTAGAACAATTTCTTCCATTGGTGTTACAATTTTAGGAACTTCTGCTTTTTCAACAGGAGCATCTTCGTCAGTTAAACGTTCCATTTCTGCGTGATCAATTTCTTCTGCTGTAGGTTTCTCGCCGACATCTGCTACATAAGGATCAGGTGTATCTTCTTTCAATTCTTGTTGTTCCTTACTCCAACCAAAAGTCATTTGGCTAGCAAGTAACATAATAACTGCTAGTGGATCAAATACAATAACGATTAAGATAATGATCCAAGTAACTGCTCTTTCAAGCATTGACTCGTCTGGAGTTGATCCGTAAATAAATGCCGCAATGTATTTTATCGGGCCAACTTCAGCTTCGACCTTGCGTACTTCTGCACGGATAGGTGCGGCTTCGTCATTAAGTTGTGCAACAATTTTCTGGTTGGCTTCGATGTCTTTGGCAAGCGCCTGACGGTCACGTTGTTGTGATTTACGCACAGCGTTTGCTTTATCGGCACCCTTTTCATCTGAACTTCGACCCATGATTTGGTCAACAGCTTCATCCATCTGTTTAAGTTGCTTACGGTCACTTTCAATATTGTCTTTGGCAGTTTTAATTTTCTCGTCATATATTGCAATCTTACTGCCAACGTCACCACTTACTAGTGTTTGATCGTTGTGTGCTTTAGAGAGGAATCCAAAAATACCCATTGATGTAATTAACATCAATACCACAACCGCAATGGTCATATAGTATTTCATGAACCGTGGAGCCTTTTCCCAGTTTGACTTTAACCAGGAGGCGCAGACAAGTTTACCAACTTCTAAAGCTGACCCCATTATGATAATTGGGATTGCTGCCGCAGAAAATATAGCGGTCAAACCCACTACAGAGTAGTAAATTGCGACCGCCGATATTGTTAAACCTGTTAAGAGTAGAAGATACGCTAATATCATCCTTATCCTATCTTTATAGTGGTGTACCTGCCAACGTTGTTCCACTAATTTGAGTTACTGTCAAGTTAGCAAACGCTTGTGCTGGAGTACAAGGTTGAAGAACAGTGACTTTAACTTGCGAGTCACCGGATTGAGCTGGATTGTAAACACGATATGCACGGCTGTAGCCTGCACTTGCACCGCCAGCTACTGTTGCTAGAGCAACAATATCTTGGATAGCAAGAGCTGTAGTTGTAATAGCTGTTGCACCGTCTTGTCCATTATAAGCTGTATAAGTTGTTTGACCAATAGTGTAAGTACCATTAGAACTTGCACCTGCGGCCGCTTGAATTTTGCTGTACTCAGGAAGAATAAATGCATCACGATCAAATTCTACAGTAAATGCAACTTGAGTATTTTGAGCAGTAGCGTCTGTGCCGTTAGTAGCGCCGCTGATAACTATGTCTAAGATACGGCAGTCTGAAATTGCGGCTAATTGTTGAACAATATTGTTCCAACGAACATTACCTTGCGCTAGCAATAGTGCTTGAGCTGAGCTCATAGCAGAAGCGTTAGTGTAGTTTGAACTATCCCAGTCAAATGGGTTAACTCCGCCGCCAGCTGTTCCGCTAGTAGCAAAATTTGAGCTTGTATTGAATACCACACGGTAGATACCCTGTGTTAATTGATTACTGTCTAATTGAAATCCTGATCCAGCCATTTGGATACTCCTTGTTATATAAGATATTTATCAGTAAAAGACCTTATTTGCCTATTGTACACAAAAGGTCTTTTACTTGCAATCTTATTGGTTATTTAAAGATTATCATGGCCATTAGGGCGGCTTGTACAAAGAACCCAAATCCAATGGTTACAATGTTCAAGAAATCCTTTTGGATTGCGGCCTTTAGGAAAAAGCAGAATAAACCAACCCAGCTGAACAATACCAAATCCACTGGGGGCATTTTTTCAGTTAATCCTGTAAGAACTGCTAAAAGTGTAGGAATTGTAGCTAGGTGCATTAGAATTACTGCTACCCAGCCCATTGTTTCTGCACTTACATGAGGTGCATGTTCTTTGATGTTTTTAACCCAAAGATTCAAATCAAAGAAATCATGTATTTTAGATTTCATAGTATCGATGATTACTTGTGCGTTCATAGTAGTCCTTAATTGTAGAAGACGTGATGTCCAATTTTAGCTATGGGTTTCTTGTTCCACCCGGGTTGTACATAATCCCCATGAAAATACAGGGCATTTTTTAGATCCGGTAAACGGAATCCTTCTAGTAATACCTTTTTAGCTACTTCCATGCTTTCTGTGTACATAGGGCCATTCATTGGCTTAAGAGCGCTAGGGCCTTCACAGTACCAACTGAACTGGCACATGACTTTTTCGTAGACTACATTCTTTTGGTAAACTACTTTACAGATGTCAGATGGGAATTGTCCACTTTCTGTTCTGTTAATTGTTACTTGAGCAACTGCTACCTTGCCTTCAAAAGGCTCAGAGCCTGCTTCGTGATAAATGTTACGAGCTAGACAATCTAATTGTGCTTGTCTCATTTGTGCTGTAATAGGACTCGCTTGTTCGCGAGCTTGTTTGAGATGTTCAAATTTCTTTGAAACTGCTAGTTGTGCTACACATACTATTGACAAAGCCATTAGTACGTTTACTGCTATTTTGATAATGCGTATCATTTTTTTCTCCTTTACGCTGGATGAGGTATCGCTAGTACCGTCATTGGTTAATGTGTGGCTGTTTCCGTTTCTCCTATAAAAATTAGCCTTGCCCACTAAACTTTTAGTGGACAATATATAGTTATCCTCTGTGTTGCCGGGTAAAATACTATTATTATCCCAAACCATTGTTTATCGCCTCATACGAGCGATATCAACTGCCTCATCGTCGCTAAAAACTGGCACTGCGTTGCTTTTGTGCATGGTTGCAATGCCTTTTACCTTGTCGCCAGTATAAACCTTAGCCGGAGCAAGGGTCGCATTACCGGTAAAATCCCCACGACTTTGAATGTGGGCGGTAGTATTGCGGCCCTCTGGAATCTTCAAACTGTAACTAGAACTTAAACTTTCAGCCGACATAGCACGACGGCGTTTCTTTTCTTCAAGTTCGATACCTTGACGTTTGAGCAGGTCTTTCCAGCTTTCTTCCAATTCTCTAGCCTTTCTTGCATGTTCTGCCGAAGCGAATTTCTTTTTGCCTTTCTTTTTGCCTGTAGTAGAATACATAGGCGGTAATAAATGCATACTCATTAGCGACATCCGATCATTGTAATATTTTTAGAATTGTTGGCAATCCAACCGCCGTACTTTTTGTGAAGTTTGTCAAAGGTTTCTCCTAACTTGTTAGGATCCAATGGTAAATGATAATAACTAAGCCAAGTTTTAATCACTCTAGCTAGATCTTCTCTAGATAAATGTGCCATGGCCAAATCAAGATAATTTTGAGCTTCTTTATTCACTCTATTTTCTGATTTTCCCGTCATCTCTTTGCCACATATATGTGCAAAATATTGTGCATCAAATTTTAATTGATTCCAAAATTTATTCTGTTCTGGTGTCAAAATAAATCTCCAAAAGTTATAACAATACTAGTATTATACTAGAATGCCGATATATTGTCAAACGGGTTTATACTCGAAAACTTTCACCGCATCCACATTCGCCTCGAGAATTTGGATTGGTAAACTCGAATCCTTCATTGAGTCCATTGCGGACCCAATCCATTGTTAAGCCTGCTAGGTAAGGCTCATCTTTCAAACTGACTAGTACACAGAAATCGTTTTGGGCATAATTGATTATGCCTTCTTCTCCGTCATACTTGTCCACATATTCCAACACATAAGCCAGGCCACTACAACCTGTGGTTCTTACACCTATGCGAATGCCGACACCCTTACCACGTTTGGCAAGATTTTGTTTAATCTTCTTTTGTGCCGTGTCGGTTACGATAATCATTTACGGCCGCTTTAATACAATCTTCAGCAAGAATTGAACAATGTATCTTGACTGGAGGTAAAGCTAGTTCTTCGGCAATTTGGGAATTTTTAAGATTAACAGCATCATCAATATGCATACCTTTAACCCATTCAGTAACCAATGAGCTGGACGCGATTGCTGAACCACATCCGTATGTCTTGAAACGAGCATCTCTAATAATACCATCTTCGTCTACTTTGATTTGTAATTTCATTACATCACCGCAACTGGGGGCTCCCACCATACCTGTACCCACAGTAGGATCATTCTTATCAAACGATCCTACATTTCTTGGATTCTCATAATGATCGATAACTTTGTCCGAGTATGCCATTAATTTGGTACTAAAACTATTTTTTGAGTATTTGTAGCAGGATCAATCATATACTGATAGTGATAGCCTGCTGGTGGAGGCAATGTTCCTGGAGGGTTTACATAAACTACGCTAGGTTGCGGAGTTACATAAACTGGTTGTTGTTCAACAACTACTGTACGAGGTTGGGCGATTTCATAACCAATCACTCCACCAATTACAGCTGGAGCGACCCAACCCATTCCGTAACCACCACGATAGCAACAACCACCTCGATAATGAAATCCTTCGTGTGCTTGTGCTGTTGCTGTTCCGACTAATGCCAATAATGATAAAGCAAAAACTATCTTCTTCATAATATACTCCTTAGCGTATAATATAATAACGCCTTAGACTTGTATTTAGTTGACTTATTTTGACTCTTTTCGAGCGTTCTTAACTGCTGTTACATCATTTCGTGTTTCTTTGCACAATTTTGCCAATTCTTGCAAGTGTTTGCGAACACGGGTACCTGCGGCACCTACTTCTTTATCATAGAACTTTTCAAAGTCACCTTCCATTGCTTCTACTAGTGCGGTGAATTCTGAATATTTGTTTGTAGCCATTTAAATCTCCTTTAAGGCAAGTACGAATACTTAGCACTAGTATATACTAGCAGAAAATAAATGTCAATTATTTTTGGTATAAATATGAGTATGACTAACCTTTCTAGATTAAATGACATCGGAACTGGCACTTGTCCAACTCCTGGACACGGCGCATATACTACCGTTTATGTTTCGGGCGCGACAACTGTTTTTACAAATAATTTACCTCAAATGATTGTTGGAACTATTGGAAAACAAAGTTGTGGACATTCGTCGACTGCATTGTCTGGATCGCCTACAGTATTTGCAGAGAACAAACCGGTGCATAGAATAAATGACATTGGTGTTGGCGGAGCCGGTGATACGTATGTGTCTGTTTCGGCATCCGGTGATACAGAGGCAGGAGGTTAATATGGGTCTAGCAGATATAGCCAATTTAGCAAAAGCACAAGCCAGTGCGGCTACCAATTTAGCAGATGCGGCAAAAGCGGCATCAAGTTCATTTGTAATACCGGGAAGCATAACAAGTGCGGCCGATACTGCTAGGGCGGCAGCCGGTTCAGCAGCCGATGGAGCTCTTCCATCTTACTCTAGCATGTTAAGCAGTATACAGTCTGGTTCAATTAATGTCGATGTATCAGCACATCTTGGAGCACTGTCTGCTATTGGAGTCGATACCAGTTCAATATCTTCTGCTATTAGTTCAGCTCAGGCTAGTATGCATACTGACATGGCTGTATCTAATGCCGCAATAGCCCAAGCATATAAATCTGCGCAGGCCGCAGGTACTACTCCGTCAGCAGACGATTTAGCCGCGGCCACTGCTCCTCTTAGTGTTTTAAAAAATGCACAAAGTCTGTTATCTAGTGCAACATCTAGTGTACAGTCGGCAGTAAGTTCTCATGCTAGCACATTAGGTGCTAGTTTAACTGGAGATCCTATTGCAGACACACACGCTGTGGCTAGTGCTGTAAATGCATTTAATGCCACAGTACCTGTTGCTCCAACTGCACCTACTCCTCCACTGGCATCTGTAACAGTTAGTGGAGTCACTTTGCCCAACCCAAGTTATTCATCACAGTTATCAGCATTTAATTCAGGACCACAAGCGGCCTATACTGCGGCACAGGGTACTTATAATAGTCAAATGTCTGCGTTCACATCTGTTCCATCAAATGTAGCTGGGTTAAGTGCTGTTAGTGCCATATCAAGTGCAGTTAGTAGTATTGGTAGTAGTTTATCCAGTAGTTTTAGTAGTTTAGTATCAACAGCATCTGCCGGTACATCTAGTATAATGAGTACACTCAAAGCAGATGCCATGCTGTCATCATTGACAAAACCGATGCCAACGCAATTGTCATCCATTGCCAGTAGCAATCTTAATTTAAATCAAATTAGTAATTACACTGCTATCAAAGCACAAGAAGCTCCACAAAAATCGGTTATAGCAACGTCATCGGATTCGGTGCGGCCAACAGGTAGAACTGTTGCAAGCCATGTTGCAGATCTCCCGCCGGCTGCTGTTTCAGACAAAGATGCAAACCGTATTTGGTCGTATGAACTAAAAGGTTTATCTAATGATCAATTAAAATATAATCACCAATACTGGGCAATATTTGGAATATCCGATCCAGATGCAGTGACACAAGATCAAAAAACAAAAGCTATGAGTGATTGGATGGGGAATGAATTTACAAAGATATTAGGTGCAGATGCCGCCACAAATAGAACAAACTATATTGCCCTTACAACTTCTAAAACAGATAAAACCACCTGGACTGACGGTGAACAAGCTATTGCCGCTCAATATAAAAAGGATAGAGAAACAGTAAACGCTTCTACAGATTATGTGAATATGCAAGCGGCAACTACTACAGCAAAACAATATTATGAATGGTATAAACTTGCGTATGATGCTTGGATTAAAGAAGCTAGCAGATATAGTTTACCTGCAGATCTATTAACCCAATTATCTACTTATAAGGCTTAAACTAACTTAATGCCTGTAGTTTGTTCTGTATAACGATCTGCGGCATCCTTGATAGTAGGTGCCAATACCATTATACTGTTTTTCATAATAGTAACATCTTTATCTGGATCTGTGGTAAACAAGAATGGTACTAGACCGATTCCGTCCTTAGTCGCTGTCAGGCACAAAGGTTTACTCACTGTAACACCCATTACGCCATCTTCTACCAATTTAGCAACAATCTCTTCACCAGCTGTAGTTTTAATTGTAACTACTTCGCCAACTGCCATACCTTTTGAAATTAACATATTATACCTTTTGAAAATGCGCTCTTAATTCTGTAAAGCCGCCAATTAATTTATCATCTAAAAAAATCTGTGGCACAGTTCTGGCATTGGGCACAGCTTCTAATAGTTGTTCTCTTGTCCAATCTTTGTTAATGTTGCGTTCTTCAAATTCAATGTTCTTCATTTTTAGAAGATTCTTCGCTTGGTCGCAATACGGACATTGATTTTTACTCCATACTATCGCTCTTGTCATTCTTGTTCCTTTTTGTTATTATAGCGCAGGTAAGGCATCGTAGTCAATGCCTTCGCTCATAACTCCTATTACGTAGTTAGTGCTCTCCGACTCCTGTAATGCTGTTTGTTTCTTACTAGTATCAACGTGTTTGTTGAACCAAGGAATTGGAGTAGACTTAGGTGCGGCCTGTTGATATTTAATACCAATATCTTTAAGTGCGCCAACTGCTGTGTAGTCTACAAAGTCTTTTAGAATGTTTGCGTTCAATCCAATCACAGGACCTTTCTTAAACAAATAGTCTGCCCATTGTTTTTCTTCACGGATAACATCCATGTACAATGC